AAAGCAGACGCTATGCTGGCAAGGTTCCAGCAAGCAGGAGGATCAGTATCTTGGGAGGAGCGCACCAACTCCAAGGTGTCCGCAAAGTTCTCTCACCCCCAGGGCGGGGAACTGGTAGTAACTTGGACATTGGATGATGCAAAGACAGCAGGGCTTGCCTCTGGTGATAACTGGAGGAAATATCCGCGCCAGATGCTATCGGCACGGGTAGTTTCAGAGGGAGTTAGAGCAGTATTCCCCTCCGTTGTTTCGGGTCTATATACTCCAGAGGAGGTTAATGACTTTGATACCAAGGCTCCCGCCACCGTAGAGAAGCCTATCATAAAGGTAGAGCAACCTATCATTGCCGAGATCGTTGAGGAGGAGCCTGTAAAGGAGCTTCCCCAGACCTGTTACGATATGCTTTTTAGCATGATGGATACGGATGGGATCAGTGAGGATCACATCCTTCATTTCCTGTATGCAAAGAAGGCAATCAAGTCACGGGACATCTATATCTTTGATATAAGCGAGAAGATGGTGAACCGAATGATCGAAGTTTGGGATGAGATCAAAGCCTTCAAACCAGCAATCTAATGATCCGTAAAAACAAAAAAGCACTAAAATGACAAATGATTCTCAAAATATTACAGATATGAAAGCATTTCCAGTTTCTTGGAATGATGAACAAGATTTTCATGGCGGAATGAACATCAGGCATTATTTTGCTGCAAAGGCAATGCAGTCATTAATATCTAATAAATCAGAATATCTTACTGATTTTGATTACGATAGAGTTGCTTGGGTGGCATATCGTTTTGCAGATTCAATGATGGAGTTATTGTAATATGGACGAACGCAAAAGTAAACCATCAGCAAGCGGCTTCTCCCGCCTTGCCCTATGCGCTGGTAGCTGGAACCTAGAATCCACGCTACCAGAGCAGGAAGAGAATAAATACATGGTACTCGGAACGGATATTCATGCCGTCCTAGCGGATAAGAAAGACTTTGATTCCCTAACGGAAGAAGGTCAGGACATTGCAACCCGATGCTTGAACCAGTTGTCCGAGATGATTGGACAGTTGGATCTTGGGGAGAGAACCAAGGAAGTCATTGAAGAGAGATTTTGGTATGGTGATCTTTTCAGTGGAGCCATTGATCGTATCGACTTCTTTGGCGAGGATACAGCAGTGGTCACAGACTTCAAGACGGGGCGTGTAGCCCAATCTGGAGCCTCTGAAAACTATCAACTCCGCGCCTATGCCGTCCTAGCAAAGAAAGCATTCCCAGAACTCAAGACGATCTATGTCGCCATCATCCAGCCGATGGCAGGAGGCAAGACCATTGCAGAGTATACGGAAGCTGACCTAGCAGCATCAGAAAAGGAAATTGTTGGCATCGTTACTGCTTCTCAAAAGCATGATGCTCCAAGAACTCCTTCTCCAGACGCTTGTAAATGGTGTCGCGCCAAAGATATTTGTCCAGAACGCTATGAATTATCTCAAGCGGCAAACAAGCAACTTCAAGTTGTCTCTGGAGTAGTAGTATCCAAGCTCTCCAATGAGGAACTGGTCAACATTGATGACAAGAGCCTCGTTGTAGAAGACTTCATTGAGGAGGTCAGGAAGGAGCTTAAAAGCCGTCTTATTTCTGGTCAAAAAATTGCTGGACGATCCCTCACAAAAGGTCGAACATCCCGAAGTGTTCAAGATACTCTCGCTGCTTCCGATGCTCTTGCTGATGTCATTAAGCCGAGTGATTTTATGGCTTGCACAAAGCTATCAATCACGGCTTTGGAGAAGGCAATCGCAAAAGCAAAAGGCTTATCTGCGAAGGATGCGAAATCCGAGCTTGAGAAGGCACTTGGCTGGATTATCGAGTCAAAAGAGGGAGAACCATCCATCAAGCGTGAATAATGAAACTGGAGAACCAGATGAAGCTCATGCGCTATGGATCATGTATCGCGGAAGGGAATGGGTATGCCTTTGGAATGATAGCGGCTTTACTCTTTTCCCTGGCGATACTCGCGGTGCAACCAAGCAACACGCCGATCAAGTCTTTAAGTATCTTCATGAAGAAGGCTTCATAAACGAAGATGATATGCCCGAATCAATCAGTCAGTAAGCAGTAAACCAACAACCAACAACCACCAAAATGATAAAAGTAAAAGTCGATGTAACGAAAATCCTCAAGGACGAACTCTACAAGGGTGAGAAGGGAACCTATCTTGACCTTGTTCTCTTTGCGAATAAGAACGGTGAGGATGCCAATGGCAATCACGGTATTGTCAAGCAGTCCCTATCCAAGGCAACCCGTGAGGCGGGAGAAGTAGAGGCTCCTATCTTGGGTAACTACAAGCAGAAGGACTTCCAGCCCAAGGCAGCACCAGCAGCAAGGCCAGCAGTTCCAGCAGCACCAGAGGCTGACGACGATCTGCCGTTCTAGCCCAACAGCAACCACGCCATGACAAACGAAACCAAGAAAGCAACCACCAAGGCTCAACTCCTCCAGCTACAGGCAATGGATGAGTTTCAGCAGAGGGACATCAACTGTATCTTTGAACGGCTACAGTCTCAACAGGTCGATATTTTTGAGCATAAAGAAAATGTCGATCAGTTAAAGCATTTGATCTGGGCATTCTTTGTGATGCTGGTCATTGAGATAGTGGTCATCACCGCAATCGCCATTGTCAAATGAGATGCTCTTGTCGTGAAGTCAAAGGGGTAGATGTGATACCCCAATGGCATAATTGTGAGTATATCAATAAGCGTAACAGGCTTATTCCAGAGGCCGAAGAGAGAGCAATGCTCAATTCGGTAAACGAGAAGGGTCAGATGAACGAGATTCTGTTCACTCACCTATTCTCTAAATACATGGAAGAACTCGTAAAGAAACACGGGATCGTATGAGCTTTTCCGATCAAGCCCAAGCATATTGGGAGGGAGATCATATCCGCTACTTGGCTGAAGGGAATAAAGCACCTTCAGTCGAGGAACGGGTAAAAGCAGCCTTTGATGCAGGAGTAAGATCGGTTCAGCGTTCTTATTCCAATCTCGATGTCATTGGAATGGTAGACAAAACTCAAATCAACTTCCCAAGGACGGAAATATGAGTGAATCAATACAACCAGTAGAGGTTTTATTATCACCAACAGAGTTTCATGCAGTTGTGAACTCTGCTTTGTTGCAACTTACTTGCTCAACGCTAGATAAGCGCAATCATACATATACAATGAACAGGAACAAACTAGAAAGGCTAAATCATGCCGTAATAGGAGCATTGGGAGAAGTATCTTTTGCGAAGTTTGCAGATAAGTTTTTCATACCACAAATCAATACCTTTCATGGTGTTCCAGATTGTTTTGAGAATATCGAAGTAAGGGCATCAGACAAAAACCTCACGCTTATTACTCGTGATGACGATGATCCATCTAGGAAGTATGTAAAAGTAATGACCAATGGCAGTAAGTCACTAATTGTCGGTTGGCTTTATGGACATGAAACAAGAAAGAAGGAGTTTTTTAATAGCAGGGAAGGCCAAAGAGATTGCTGGATGGTTCCTCATAAGTTTTTGCGGAATGCATCCACGATTTTCGGATCACCTAAAATTGAAATACTAGATGAAGACTTATGGTAAATAGAACATTCAGAGCCAAGGCAAGCACGACCCGTCGAGTCGCGGGTACGATGAACAAGACAGAGCAAGCCTATGCTGCATTGCTGCAAAGCCGCAAAGATGCAGGGGAGATACACCACTACCAGTTTGAGGCTATCAACCTTAAACTTGCCAAGCTCACAAGCTACCTTCCTGACTTCTTTGTCATCCTGTCAAATGGGGACATTGAATTTCATGAGGTAAAGGGCTTCTGGCAAGGAACTGGCAGGGTCAAGATAAAGGTAGCAGCCGAGAACCACCCCTGGTTTAGGTTTGTTGCCGTCCAATATAAAAAGAAACAATGGTCATACGAGGAGTTTTAAAATGAATATAGAGAAAGAACCAGATATATGCCCCTGCTGTGGGCAAGAGATCCAGCTAGAGAGTAGCCGTAAACGGCGCAAGAAAGCCCCTGTGGATGGTTTTGAAACTTTCTGGTCAGCCTACCCCAAAAAGGTTGGAAAAGGAGCAGCAAGGGCATCATGGGCAAAGAACAACCTACCAGAGTTGGATGTCCTGCTGTCAGCCTTGCGGAAGGCAATAGCATCACCAGATTGGCAAAAGGAGATGGGAAAATTTATCCCCCATGCTTCTACTTGGTTGAACCAACAACGATGGGAAGATGAGGGCATGGACTTTTCAGCCCTATCACCCCTAAAGCAGACCATGTCCTCTAGGATTGGTATTGACGAGCAGGAGGCGGCAATCTGGAGGAAGGGTATTTATCCCTCCTCTTCCAATGTTCCTTTTGCAGAGTGGCCTTCAGATGTCCAGAGAGAGTATATAACCAGCATAAAATAAAACACCAACATGAGCATAGAAATAGACGATGAAACAATGAGCATCATAGCTGAATTACAGGAAGAAAAGATGCGCCTGACTAAAAGGATCAGCTACCTTGAGGGAGTATTGAGCCAGATAGAAATGTTCAATGCCCTTGGCAAGACCCTGCGGATCAGTGAAGCAATCCATTCAGCAATAAACCCATGAGTGAGGATCTTGACATGAACATTGTTCTAGCTTCTGGAGCAACAGGAGTTAAGGAACTTGCACTAGAGATCGTTACTGATACACCCCAGACGGATAAGTTGATTTATCCAAACGGTTGTATGTCAGCAAACTTGCTTGAACACGCCAGGACTATGGAACGCCAGAGGGATAGGGCTATTGCTATAACGGATGGCGTTATGGCTTGGGATGCCCCTGCTGATGCCCGTAAGTCCTATAAAGACTTGAGCCAACTAAAAAAAGAAATCAATGAGTAGGAACATCGACACAATACTAAATCAGCTTGGCCTTGAAACCCCAGACCTTCCCCCGATAAACAAGCGGGAGGCAATAGAGATGGGGCTAGTCAAAGGTCGAGAGATACCCGTAAAAGGCCCATGCGGTAAGTCTGTATTCACTTCAGAGTCCAAGTGTGATTCTGCCATTAAGAACAGACTTGAATCTGGCTTTGGAGGCACTGGATTCTTGCGGGGATATTTTTGTAGTGAATGTGCTGGCTGGCACATGACTTCATCCAACAACAAAAAGAATAAATGAAAGATAATATACCTCTAGTGGTTGCATACGGTGGAGGGACAAACTCTGTTGCCATGCTTTGCGGGTTCTTGGAACGAGACATTAAGCCAGAGTTAATCATCTTTGCCGATACTGGTGGGGAACTTCCACACACCTACAATCACATTAAAATGATGTCAGAAAAGACAAAAGAATGGTGGGGTATGCCTATTGAGATTGTTTCAAAAACATACCAAAAACAACAAACATCTCTTGAATCTGATTGTTTACGAAACAAAACATTGCCAGCATTGGCTTTTGGTTCAAAGGCTTGTTCAGTAAAATACAAATTAGAACCAAAACACAAGTTTGTGAACAAGTGGATGGAAAAGCGTGGATATAATGAGGTTATCTCTTCAGTTGGCTACGATGCTGGCGAGGGACATAGATCACTTGGAATTAAGCGAAACGATGTTGGGAAGGGTAGGTTTGAGACTTCTTGGTTCCCGCTTATAGAGTGGATGTGGAGACGACAGGAGTGCATTGAGACAATCAAGCGTCATGGGTTGCCGCTACCTGGCAAATCATCCTGCTTTTTCTGTCCCGCAATGAAGCTATCTGAAATAGTTAGGCTTCGGAAAGAATACCCAGAATACTTTGAAAGGGCAATTCAACTAGAACAAAACATGAATGTCAAGGGAAGGGTTGAAGGATTAAACTTTGGCGCGAAATGGAGCGAAATGGTAAACGCTGACGATGAGCAACTAAAAATGTTCCAATGGTTAGATGAAAATGATCCAACCAAAATTCCATGCGGGTGTTATGACGGTTAAAGAGGAAAAACAGGAAGAAGAATGGAATAAAAAAACCAACAACAAAAAGAACAAGTAAATCTAATGGAAGCTATAGCTCATACCACATCAATACTATTTGCAATTGGCATGATGGTATTCTTCTGGTTGATCTATAAAAAAACACGAAAGGTTTATCGTCGCGGCTTAAAAGCTAAAAGACGGTTACTTAAATACAAAAACAAATGAACGACACATCTTGGCTTGCGTACTGCGAAAGCCTCCAAATACAAATCGCCAAAGCTAAACTTGAAGTTGAACGCTATCAGAAGATGGCAAGCGACTTCCTGCTAGAAATGGAAAACATGAGATGGGAAATAAACCTACTCAAAGGGAAAGTAAAACCATGATCTTACCACTACTATGCACCGCATGGATGGCAGCAACCTCTGCTCAACAGCAGCCCGTAATTTATGTATCCAACCTATCGGCTACAGACAACAATGACAGTGGGGGCTACTACCAAGTAACGGTTCTACCACCAATGATTCCGCAAGATGAGTCTAGCATTCATCCAGTAGTCATGCCATATATTGAACCTTCAGCAATCAACTTCAACCAAGAATGAAAAAGCAACCACGCACAGCAGCAGGGCTAAAGAAGCACCGTTACTCCGTATCAGTCAGGATGCCCAATGGAATGGCCTACGATCCCGCCCAATGCGGTTGGATTGTGTACGAGAGCAAAGATCCCCGTATCAACTGGCAATGCAGTCGCAAGTCAGGATACGGCAAGAACAAGCTCTGGTGTCCCAACCATGCCGTAGCAGCACTATGAATGCTACTTCTTCACAAAAGCAGCATGGAACTCTTCAGCGAGTCCAGCAGCATGGACAGCAAGAGTCTTGACCCTCTCTATACCACCACTTTGTCCAAGCCTCTCTGGGGAAAGCTCACCGTTAGCGGCAAGTCCTGTGATGATTGCAGTCCAAGCTGCTTCCTTGGTAAGTAATTCCATAGTTACGCCATCCATATTAGTAGGTTTTTGAGAACTTGGTTCTGGGTTGCTCTGTGGCTGGAGGGAGGACTTTGAGGGGAGGGTATTCTTTCTCCTCTGATACTTCCTCTTTGGTTTCTTGCTCTGTGGTTGGTTGTTTTCCTGCATCATAATCTAGTGGTTCAAGTGCGCCATGCTTCTCAATGTATCGTCCAAGCTCAATGAAGAGATAGCGGCGGGAGTCCAACAAGTAGGCACAAGCAGCCTTGAAGAATTCGGATACTGGACGGTCGTTGTCTTCACCGTCCTGCTTCAACTGCTGAAGGACTGGATCGGCCTCAATATGAACGGAGAATGCTGCTGGTAGTTTATACTTGGTCATGTTTTTGCGTGGTGAAGATGTAAATAGAACTAAAATCAGCCCTTAAAGCAAGACTTTATTTCATTTCCTGCAAGATGTCCCTTGCCGAAATAGAGATGTCTTTCCTTTTCTCCCTAGCCTTTTCATAAGTGCTTCTTTGCTCATCATTCAAGCTATCCACAAATTCCTTCTGCTGTGCTTTGCTCTGGAACATATTCATGGTTGAATAACTCTTGCTGTAGTATTTAGCAATCTGCTCTCCCGTCTTGGTTTTCAGAAGAACTTCCATAGCGGCTTTGGCCTCTGGCTTGTTGCCGATATTCAACGCATGATTGAGATCACGGTATGGAGATTCCGTTGCAGCTTGCCTATCTTCAATGTTGTTTTCAGCCCTAAAGTGTCTGGCAATAGTATAGATACGGCTTTCATCACTTGGGGCTGATTCTGGTTTGATACCAAAGGATGACATTATCTGTTTCTGATATTGCCCCGCAAATTGTTCGCTAGGCTCGCCAGTTATAGCCTGTTTTCCAGCAGCATACAGAGTACCCGCAATAATAGGTTGAGGAACAGCATCCTTAATCATCTGATTTAGCATCTGATCTGGTTTGATCTGTTTACCCAAGAAGGTTTTTCCTGTCACAAAATCAGCAACAGGATGAGCCAATGTAGAGCCTTTTGATCTTAAATAACTAGATAATGTGTCAGTATAATTTCCAGTTCTCTCAAATCCTTTCATCAATACATGAGTTGTTTCTGCTGCCAAAGATAGGGGATTGAGAAAAAACCCTGGCCCTCCACTAATTATGTCTGGAATCCATGCACTCATCTTTGCGCCAATTCCTTCTTCTGGATTGTCCCAAGTAGGCGTACCCCTTGTGGCATAGTTGATAATCTGGTTTGCTATAAATTGAGCAGCAATCATTCCACCAGTATATCGGGCAAGAACACCAGCAAATAGACGCTTTCCTGTAGCGGCATCCGCTATTGCTTGTCCTGTCTGTTTAAGCGCACCTAATTCAGATCGAATCAATCCCTCTGACCATTGTGGAGCCAAAAACACAAGACGAGAAATATCTTGTATAGTTTTGCCTTTCATCAGTCCTTGCCTACCAAGACTTCCAAACTTGGTATTGAGATCCTTTGCGACCATTCTAGCAATCTGTTTTTCTGGCAAGCCTTTATAGGCATTGCTGTATCTTTGGAACTCCAAAAGCCCAACCTCTGCCATTGCTCCTCTCTGGAACTGACCGAATAGCCATTTGTTGAAGTCTCCGATTCCAGGGATATTATGAATCCAATCTTGGTGAAGTGCATCAGCAATCCTTCCTACATTGAATCCTTGATTGACCAGTAAATCTAAAACCCTTTTATTTTCAAGGAGTCCAGTAGCCCACTTTTTGGGTATTTCTTGCTTGGCAATCATCCTTTGAAGCTCTGGAATGGAATGATCAAGAAGTGTTGCTCCTTTCCTGTAGGATGGTATAGGAGCTTGCATCGTAGAAAGACCAGCAGCTTTAAGAATTGCTTGGTTAATTGCAACCCTACCCAAGTGGAATGTATCTAGAGGAAGAGTAATTCCTTTTCCTAGACCAGCAGCTTTAGTTGTTAACCTCCCGCCAATGGTTTCGCTAAACCAAGATGGATTATCTAATGCCTTTAGCACACCCTCATACCCATCCTTTACTGCCACATTCTGACCAGCAAGATGCTCTGTATGGTAGCCATCTGGAGGCTGTGGATAACCCAATTTGTTTGCTGGTTGAGGATAGCCAGATTTATTTGGTCTTATTACGAAAGGTATCTTGGTAACTATAGGCTTTCCAGAATTAGGATCAATTGTAGTTTTGAGTGAATCAATCCATGTGCGATAAGCAATAGCCTTTTGACCACTATCAATACGCTTTTGCAGAATATCAATTCCATCAAGGGATTTAGGATCAACGCCAGCAGCAATGGAATCAGCAAAGGTATCATGCACCCTCATTTTCCTAAAGCCTGTGCCTCCAGAAACACCAGGCTTGCCAAACATCATTTGGTTATCTAGGTCTTGGAAGTGAGGGAAATAAGCCTCCATAATAGGAGTATTAATACCATTGGCATTCTCTTCTCCAGCTTGTTGGATAAAGATTTTACTAACACGATCAGCCGTAGGGATCAGCTTTGCAAGATTGGTCTTGGCAAAATCAATTGCAGATAATGCTTTTTTCTGCCAATCGGGATCTGCTTTAGTGGAGTTTTTAAGGACTTGTTCCATCCTGTTCAACTCATTGATGTCCCCCTTGGCTTCTACTACAAACGGTAAAGCAACCCTTGCGTTACCCCTGTTTTTGTTTCCAATAAAGTCTCTGTTGATCTGGTTGTTGATCTCGTTCTTTGCATGAGTTGCTATGATTCCAGCAGCAGTCTCACCAGCATCACGGCTTACGGTAATTGCTTCTTTAGCTGGTTTGGATTTATAGGCAAATACAGCAGCCTCTTTAGCTTTCTCTACCTTTTTGCCAAGTGACCTTGGTAGTCTAATAGCTCCCGTTACTGATGCCTTCTCGGTAAAGGTTCCACCACCCGTGGAAGTGGCTTTATATGCTTTCTTTCCTGCTTCCCAAATCTTGTTTAGGTATGGGCGAATCCTATTGCCAAACTCCTCCAGCATATTCTTGGAGAATTCAGTAAAGGTCTTTATGCCTCTGGAGATGTGATGTGCAGCAATGATGGCATAGTCAGCAAGGTTCTCTGGATCAACGCCCATGTTCTGGCGGCCCTCCCTTCTCCTTGCATCTATACGATCCCTTGCTTCATTGGCTTGAAGTTCAAGGTTGCGTTTAGGCTCTACTTCTACTGGTCTTGAAACTTGCTCGGAAGGCTTTTCAACCTTTGGCTCCTTCCCTTCTGGGATTGTATCTGTTGGCTTTGGTTCTGGCTTTACTTCTTCTTTTGGGGCTTCACCTTGAGAGGGAGCTTCTTTGGGGACTTCTTCTCCCACTCTTGGCAATTCCACCCCTGCGCTTGGCCTCTCGCCTTGAGTGCGTAGCAGAGTTTCCTCTGGGCTTGTGATTTGAACGGCATTTGGTTTTTCGGTTGATTGTTTTAATGGCTTATCCAAAAACTCTTCTTTGTATTTTTCTGGGTTTTCTAAAATTGATTTAAGATCATTTAAATTATTTCTAGCATCATCCCATCTTTGTTCTCCAACAGCAATTGCTGCTTCTTTTGCAAGCCTTTGGGGTTCATTGAAGGTTTCTAATTTTCTATGCTCGTCTGCATATTTCTGGAATTTTTCAGAAAAGTCAGGTTTTTGAGAAGGCTCTTTGAGATCAGCAGATAATGTCCTTGGATTTAACCATCTTAATGCTTTTTCTATTTTAATCAGAGCCTCATCCCTTCCATAATCAAAACCCATTTTTTGAACTTTCTGATTCATCCTGTGCTGAAGATCACCAACTTGTTCAGCTATCATTTGAGGGATACTAGACCCAAGGTTTCTCATTGCCCTTTCTGGCTCTCCTCTTTGTTGATCTGCTAAATCTTCATATTTTCCAGCCAAAGTTTCTTCTGGAGTTTTTGGAGTTTCAGCGGTTGGTTCTACAGCAGGGGTTTCTCTAGCACCCGATACAGCTTGTGGGGCTTGCTCGACTACTGAAGATTCCTGCTTTGGGGGCGCAAATCTCTCATCACCTTGAGGCTCCTCTGGTTTGGGTATCTCTAACTCAATAAGTTCACCCCTACGCAATGCCGCCATTTGAGCAGCAATAGTTCCAGCTTTCTGTTGGAGTCCCTCTATCGCTGGATCATTTTCTGGTAACGCTTGCAGATTGTCGCTGACTTCTTTTAGCTGACCAGTAAGGACTTGGAATTGTTGATTTGATTTCTCTTGATCAACAG